TGCCCGAATTGCCCCCGTGCCCCGGCTGATTGTATTGCGCCAGGGCCGAGCCAGAGCACATCAACATAATAGCCGCCAATAAAATCAGTACTCTTTTCATCGCCGCCCCTTCACGCGTAAAACGCAATTGTCACCACACAGTTTGCCGCACTGATCAGGCTCACATAAGTTTTACCCGCACATGATCTAAATTGCGGATTAAGCTCCGGTGCGCTTCCGTCAACAACGTTTGAGCTTGGGACGGCTATCACCGCGTTTGCGAACTTCATGTAGAAATCAGTCCCGCCGCTTACGGAAAAGTTGACCGCATTCGCCCCCGTCGGGATCTGGATCTGCTGGCTGGTGTTTGCAGCCAGAGCAATCGCATAGATCGTATCTGATTGCTGTATCCCGCCAATTAACGGATTGCTGAAACTGTCCAGTGCCTGAGCTACTCTGATCACGTCTTATCCCCTTTCCGGCCCGCCTGTGGCACAAGCGGGCCGAGACCAGCTAAATTTTATGCTGCCTGCCCCGTCCCAAGCATCTTGGCCAGCGCATTCTGCCCGCCGCCAACGTCTGTTTCGCTGAGGGTCTTTGCCCCCTGCACCCCCGCCATCGCCATTTGCGCCTGCTGTTGGGCCTGCATCTGCTGAGCACGCTGCTTCCTGATGAGGTCCCTTTGCTGCTGGGCCACAATGAGTTTCTGCGTAACCCCGATGAGGTCCGCGTACTCGCGCACCGTTTCATCGAAATCTATGTTATCGAGGGTTTCGGGTCTGGCCGCGGCAAGGTTCCCCACGAATGCAACGAGCCTCTCTATGCCGGTCGTTGCCGTTGACTTCTGCGCATCGGCCAGCGTTGACACACATTCGATATCGAGGGCCCTGCCCATGATTTCGCGCGGAGCCGAAGGGATAAGCCGCGCCCGGTACATCACCGCGAAGACGCGCTCGATGAACGGATTGATAAGCTCGAACTGAGACCTTTCCAGAAACGGCCCGAGCATCAGCATCTTTTCCTGCTTTCGCTCGATGATCTCGGTTGCGGTCCTCACCGTGTCGAGCTGGCTTATCATCAGGAAAAGATCGGCAAAAAATGTGCTTTTGATCCTTTCCTCGGCCTTTGCGATCTTTTCCTCAGCTCCCCGGATATCCGGCGGAACTTCATAGGCCGGCTTAAATCCGCTTTGCGCAAGGTTCGCAACATAAGTGACCCCGCCGGGCAAAAGCGATGCAGGCTCGTTTTTCATCGAAACATCGGCCACCATCGGCGGATTTAAAACCTTGTCGATTGCCTGGGCAGTCCTGCGCTCGAGGGTCTGCAGCATCTTGGATGCGCCCAGACATTCCATGCCGGGGGATCTGCCGTAAGAATCATTCCCGATGACGTGCCACCGTGGCGCGCAAAAGGGTTGTTCATGGTAGCCCCTTAGCTCTAAAACCTTATCCTGGCTTTGTCCCCACTCCCAGACGACAGACCGGAACTTGCGGCCTTTCAAGCCCGGTATCTGGGGCGCCCGGTCGTCGTTTGGCTCAATGGCCTGGCAGACGTTTATTTCCTTGTCGTGCTGTCTGGACTCAAAAAGGCTTTGGACGGTCCGGCTGCAGGCCTCGACGCCGAATCGATCAACGATTTGAGCAACAGTGAGTACGTATTCTCGGTACAGCGTATCGATTTCGTTTCGTCCGGAGCTTGCCAGATAATATTCTCCCACCGTCAAAGTCTGACAGCGAACGACATCCTCGTAATCCTCCTCGATGAGCACACAGCCGGTTCCGAACACCCCCAGTTCTTCGTAGATCACGTGCAGAGCGTTGTAGGCGTTGCTCTGGGATAAGACCGTCAGAAGCCGCTTGGTAACTTCATCCAGCCACAACCTCACCGGGAGGTTATCGGATACGTCCATGTCCCGAATAGATAACCTGAACCAGGGCCGGGCGGGGGATGTCAGCCCCGCCATCAATCCCGCCGATAGTGTTCTTGCGGCCAGGGTCGGCGTCTCGTTGATAATCCTCGACCCAACGGGATCGCCCCTCGTTGCCTGGTTGGGCGTCTGCAGGAACCGTCCGCGCCTGGGTAAAATAAAGTCAGAGAGTTGGCGCCAATGCTGCCAGTAGGACCAGCGCTCGGACCTCAAGCCCGCCATGCGCCCGTCAAGATAGCCCCGAAGCTCTTTGATCGGCTCGGAAGAGTTTTGAGTTTTGAGTCTTGAGTTTTGAGTCAACTTAGCCCCCCAGCAAGCTTTTGTTGGTGGTGCTCGCCGGTGTCTGCAAGCCCTGAGGCCCGGTTAAAATGGTCGAGCTCGCCCCGTAAGCCATTGCCGCGAGGTTGCGCTGATTTGCACCCGCGTTCTGCACGCCGCTGTCCGGCAAGCTCGGCGGAGGCGCCGGGGCCGGGACAGGAGCTGGTACCGATGGGGATGAAAAGCACATTGCTCACTCCGTTCGAGTTTTTAGTTGTTAGTTTTTAGTTGGAGTCGTAAGGGTTTCGAGTTCCCGATTTTCACTAAAAACTGGAAACTCAAAACTCAAAACTATTTGCCAACGGATCGTACTCAGTCAGGGCGAAAACGGGTTTGCGGAGCCGGTTGATCTTGGCGCTTACGGGATATGCAAACGATATCGCCAGACAATCGGCCCGGTTTGGAGACTTGAGCCCGCGTTTCTTCATGTCCGCCTTGGCTTCGAGTTGGATCTTGCCGTCCATCCTGCCGACGGTCTCAGGTCCGATCAGGTCATTGTACAGGGCCGTATCCCTGGGTATCGCTCCGCCCGATTTCAACCAGTCGCGCATGTTGCCCCACATCTCGGCGCGTTTGTTGAGATACCCCGGATCGGATGATTCTCCGGAAAACCAGACGAGCTGCCAGTTCCTGCCCATTGTCCTTCCCGCGGAGACGATTCCCGTGCCGTAGCCGGCATCGATAAAGACCGCATCCGCACTTTCCGTGTCTTCGAGCTGCGCAATAATGTTAGCAACCTGCATATCATTATCGTTTTTAGGGATGACCCGCTTAATCGAGAACGCGAGCCCCTGCCGAAGACCTATCACCAGTTCGTCGTCGCCTTCCCAGGCCGGGTCGACCGAGACTATCTTCGGCGCGAAGCTGTACTGCTCATCCCTTAAAAACCTGCCAAAAGCGGCATCCACGTCCACAACGCTTATGAACTGCCTCGCCGACAGGGCCGGAAACATACCGCGCACTCGCACCTTCACGAAATCCGAATCGATCCCGTAATCCTGGACCCACTGCTCGATCTGCTCTTTATTCGTAAACCGGCTCATGCGGGAGTCGATCTGCCTCGTAGTCCAGCGATTGCGCGTTTTGCCCGTAAAGCAGTCCTTGAACCTGCCCGTGTTCCTGGTCGGGTTTCCGAATACGCACCAGATGATCTCTGTTCCCTCATCGGTCAGGGCCCCCTCGGAAACCTCCCAGATGACGTCCGGAATGGCGCTTGCCTCATCGAATATCAAAAGGATGCGCCGTCCCTTGTTGTGCAGGCCCGCGAAGGCCTCGGTATTTCGCTCGGACCACGCGACCTGATCGACCCGCCAGGTGCGGTCGTGCTCCGGCACCCTGGAAAAGATCGCCGTCGCCGTTAAATCGAACATCTCTTTTGCAAACCAGCAAAGCCGGTACCACTTGGCAAGCTCCGACCATGTCTTGGTTTTAAGCTGCGTTTCGGTATTTGCCGTAACGACGCCCTTTGTGTCTGGGAATGTTGAGACGGCCCAAAGGATGAGCCATGCCACAAGGGCGGATTTTCCGATTCCGTGGCCACTTGCTGTAGCGTCGCGGATAATTGCTCCGGCCCCGGCGCCGTCTTTCAGCTTTTGCCCCAGCCCGGCGAGGAATTCCTTCTGCCATTCGTCAGGGCCGATGGGGCCGGCCAGTTCGCCCTTGCCCCAACCAAACGCATAGAGCACCCACCCCAACGGGTCCAAGGCGTATTTGCCAAGATCGGCTGCGAGTTTCTTAGGAAGATTGGCTGTTCGACGCACGCTTTCGGGCCTCCTGAAGTTCGGTCACAAATTCGGTCAACCCGGATATTTGCACCTCCTGCCTGTCTTTGTATTTATCAGGCATGAGACACTTTACCGCGAAGATCACAGCCCTCGTATCCGGCGGCACATGTTTACGGACTGTTTTAACCACGACCGGCTTTTCGGCGATGACAGTCCTGCCGGTTATCGGGTCAAGTTCTTCGACTTTGCGCAGTTCCTCGGTTTTTTCCTCATAGAAGTAGCCTTCGACCCGCTTGAAGAGGTTTTTCTCCGCGCACTCGGAACGAAAGTGGGTGCGGCCGCGCTCGATTGCCTCTCGAAGTTTGCCCCTTTGCTGCACCCAGTTGTCCAGCGTGTCCCTCTGGACCCCGAAAGCCCTGGAGATCTTTGCCATGGTATTGCCCGCCCGAGCCATTTTTTCAGCCCGCGCGGGCATGTCCTCTTTGTATTTTGTCGGCTTGGCCATTATTGCCCCTCGAAAAGATTGCCTGCGGATACTCAATACCTGAGGGCCGTAACCGCCCCCTTTATCCCGGTGCGGCACTATCCGTTTATTCTGTTTGCGGACTGGCGCCACGCTCCACCTTCGCTGATGCGGACCTTAAGTGAGCCATTTTCGGGATCGACGTATTTAACCGGGTGGTAATGTTCTTCGGGCAGCAAATTCTGTGACCTGTCCATGACTGAATGGAAAAAACATTTCG